GAAAGGAGGAGGAATCGGTTACGCTTGTAACCTACGCAAAAGGCTACGTATGACAATTAATGTTGAGCCAAACCTTGACAAACCTGTACCAGACGTTGCCCGCCCACAAATGGTGGATGACATAGACGACGAGATTCGTGTCAAAGCTAATACTGCCATGATGTTGGCGGAGCTTGACGGCGAAGCCACGTTCGATATGACTGCAGAGGATAACGAAAAAGCCAAGCAATTGTTCGAACAAATGGGCAAAAAGAAAACCCAAGAACAAGCATCGACCATCCGCAAAGAATTAAATAAAACAGGCGTTGCCCTACGCCTCGGACATTATATAAGTGACTATGATAAGCAGGTAATTGAGGACAAAATACAAGTTCGCAACCTGGTAACTAATAGATTACTTGAGATTTCAGACCACGACGACCCTAAATACTCACTAAAAGCCTTAGAATTACTCGGCAAAGCAAGTGATTTGTTCACAGAACGTGCTGAATTGACCATTACACACAAAACTTCAGACGAATTGAAGGACGCTTTACGCTCACGGATTGAGAAATTGATTCAAATGGAGGACAAAAACACGGTTCCCCACTCAGAAAACCTAGTAAAAGAGCTAGATGTAACAGATGTAGAGGATACAACTTCAAAAAAAGATGCAGATAGCACCGAATAAAGAGCTAACTAAGGAAGATTTAGTCTTTCTTTACAACAACCTCGACAAATTAAGCGAGGCGGAGCTCCGTTCCTACTTAAAAATCACGGATACAACCGTGGTTGCTAAAGAAAAAGAAACCGCACAAGACGATTTTATGGCCTTTGTGAGAAAAGTATGGCCTAACTTCATACATGGAAAACATCATGAAAAAATGGCTGCAGCATTTGAAAAAGTGGCTCGTGGAGAGTGTAAACGGCTTATTATTAATATGCCTCCTCGTCATACTAAGTCTGAGTTTGCCTCTTATCTGTTACCCGCTTGGTTTTTGGGTAAATACCCAGAGAAAAAAGTTATCCAAACCTCACATACTGCTGAATTGGCCGTGGGATTTGGTAGGAAAGTACGTAACTTGGTGGACTCTGATATCTACAAGAGCATATTTCCCAGCCTTGGTCTTCAAGCAGACTCAAAAGCAGCTGGGCGATGGGCCACTAACAAAGGCGGAGACTATTTTGCGATTGGTATTGGCGGCGCAGTTACTGGTAAAGGTGCGGACATACTTATTATTGACGACCCTCACTCGGAACAGGAAGCAGCGCTAGCTGAGACTAATAGTGATGTGTACGATAAGACCTACGAATGGTATACGTCAGGCCCGCGTCAGCGTTTACAGCCTGGTGGCTCTATTATTATAGTTATGACCCGTTGGTCGAAGAAAGACCTGACAGGTAAAGTGATTAAAGCTGATGCACAACGTAGCGGAGAAGGTTGGGAAGTCATTGAATTTCCAGCATTATTTGACGATGACGTGCCTCTATGGCCTGAGTTTTGGAAGCGGGAAGAGCTTGTAGCCCTACGCAATGAGTTGCCTAACTCCAAGTGGATGGCGCAGTACATGCAGAACCCCACCTCGGAAGTTTCAGCTATTGTGAAGCGTGAGTGGTGGAGAATATGGGAGCACGACGACCCACCGATGTGTGAGTTCACTATTCAGAGCTGGGATACGGCGTTTTTAAAGACAGAACGGAGCGACTACTGTGCGTGCACGACATGGGGTGTGTTTTATCAGGAGAACAACGTCGGGGTCATGGTCCCGCACATCATACTTCTTAATAGTTTCAAAGAACGGATGGAGTTCCCGGAGCTCAAGCAGTCCGCCTTTGAGCACTATAAGGAGTGGGAGCCTGATGCGCTCATTGTCGAGGCGAAAGCGTCTGGAGCGCCGTTGGTGTTCGAGCTCAGGGCAAGAGGAATACCGGTACAGGAGTACGTACCCTCTAAAGGAAGTGACAAGATTGCGCGTCTAAACTCAGTGGCAGATATGTTTGCTTCTGGACGGGTTTGGGTGCCGGCGACTAATTGGGCTGAAGAACTTGTTGAGGAAGTAGCAAGTTTTCCGTCTGGAGAACACGACGACTTAGTAGACAGTATGACCCAGGCCCTGTTAAGATTCCGTAGAGGCGGTTTTATCACATTAGACTCCGATGAGCAAGACGAAGCTCCGGATTGGAAGCGACGCAAGAAAGCATACTATTAAGGACCATCATGTCGATTGAAAAAAGTTTATACGCAGCTCCTGTAGGAATTGAAGAAGCTCTAAATGACGAGCCAGACTTAGAAATAACTATTGAAGACCCAGAGTCTGTAGAGATTGGCGTCGATGGCATGCCCATTTTGCGTATCGAGAAAGACGACGAAGAAGATGACTTTGATGAGAACATTGCGGATGTTCTAGACGACGGCGCGTTAGCTGAGCTAGCCGGTGATTTAATTGGTGACTACGACGATGACGTAGGTTCACGCAAAGATTGGATGCAGACATACGTTGATGGCTTAGAGCTATTGGGTATGCAGATTGAAGAGCGTTCTGAGCCTTGGGAAGGTGCTTGTGGCGTGTACCACCCGCTATTAAGTGAAGCGTTGGTTAAGTTCCAAGCTGAGACTGTGATGAGTACATTGCCAGCAGCCGGCCCAGTTAAGACACAAATCGTTGGACGTGAGACTCCTGAGAAGAAAGACGCTGCTGAGCGTGTTCAGGATGACATGAACTACAGAATTACAGATGTGATGGTTGAGTATCGCAACGAGCATGAGCGCATGTGTTGGGGACTTGGTCTATCAGGTAACGCGTTTAAGAAGGTCTACTTTGACCCAGGTTTAAACCGAGAGACTTCCATTTTTGTACCGGCCGAAGACGTAGTTGTGCCGTATGGCGCATCTAACTTAGAAACAGCTGACCGCGTGACACACGTCATGCGCAAGACTGAGAATGAGCTAAAGCGCTTGCAGTACGCTGGCTTCTATCGTGACGTTGACCTAGGCGCGCCAGACAACACACTAGATGAAGTAGAGAAGAAGATTGCTGAGAAGCTAGGCTTCCGGGCTACTACTGACAACAGATATAAACTTCTTGAGATGCAAGTTAATTTGGACTTGCCAGGATATGAGGACAAAGATGACGAAGGAAACCCGACAGGTATCGCGCTCCCCTACATCGTCACAATCGAAAAAGGCTCGAGCACAATCTTATCAATCCGACGCAATTGGCGCCCTGAGGACGAGACGAAGCAAAAGCGTAACCACTTTGTTCACTATGGCTATGTACCTGGCTTTGGCTTCTATTGCTTTGGTCTTATTCACCTCGTTGGCGCCTTCGCTAAGTCTGGCACTTCTATCATACGTCAGCTTGTTGATGCTGGTACTTTATCTAATCTACCTGGTGGATTCAAAACTCGTGGACTTAGAATTAAGGGCGATGACACGCCAATTAGCCCAGGAGAATGGCGTGACGTCGACGTCCCAAGCGGAACGATGCGAGACAACGTATTACCTCTTCCTTATAAAGAGCCGTCGCAAGTCCTCTATTCTCTCTTAGGCACTATCGTAGAAGAAGGTCGTCGCTTCGCATCTGCTGCTGATATGAAGATTAGCGACATGTCAGCCAACTCACCAGTTGGTACTACGCTTGCTATCTTGGAAAGAACATTGAAGGTGATGTCAGCTGTTCAGGCTCGCGTGCACTATTCAATGAAGCAAGAGCTTAAGCTACTTAAGGAAATCATTCGTGATTACACACCAGCCGACTACCCATACGAGCCAGAGATTGGCTCTCGCCGTGCCAAGCAGTCTGATTACGACATGGTGGACGTCATCCCTGTTAGCGACCCTAATGCTGCAACAATGTCACAGAAAGTTGTTCAGTATCAAGCAGCCCTACAGTTAGCCCAGTCAGCGCCGCAACTATATGATTTGGCACAGCTACATCGTCAGATGCTAGATGTGTTGGGAATTAAGAATGCTCAGAAACTAATTAAGCTTGAAGGCGACAAGAAGCCTGAAGACCCAGTTACTGAGAACCAAAATGCTTTAAGTATGAAACCAATCAAGGCTTTCTACTATCAAGACCACCAAGCGCATATCACCGTTCACATGGCTGCTATGCAAGACCCTAAGATTATGCAAATAGTTGGTCAATCACCAATGGCGCAACAGATTGGTGCTGCTATGCAGGCGCACATTGCCGAGCACTTAGGCTTTGAGTATAAGAAACAGATGGAACAAATGATGGGTATTGAGATTCCTCGTAGTGAAGATGGTGATGAGGAAGATATCCCACGTGAGCTAGAGATGCAGATTTCTCAAAGGGCTGCCCAAGCAGGTCAGCAGCTATTACAGAAGAATCAAGCTGAAGTACAGCAACAACAGGCTCAACAACAGCAGCAAGACCCACTTATTCAGTTGCAACAACAAGAATTGCAGCTTAAAGCTAAGGAAGTTGAGATTAAAGAGAAGAAACTTCAAATTGACGCTGCCGCCAAAGTCGACCAGCAAGACATTGAGAGAGAAAGAATTGCAGCCCAGAAAGAAATTGCTGGAATGCAAGTTGGCGCCAAAGTTGCCAAAGATAAAGCAGAACTTGCATCTAAAGGACAGCTTGAAGGTCTACGGATTGGTTCTGAAATAGCAAAAAACCAAGCACAGATGGAAAAACCTAACAAAAAAGGTGAATGATGGATACACAAATCCTAAATTTATTACTTGAAAAATACGGTGAACGTATCAATCTTTTGCAAGACGCAATTGCAAGAGGCGGATGCACAACCTTTGACGAGTATAAATACTCATGCGGACAACTACGAGGTCTTGAAGCCGCATGTTTAGTAGTTACAGACCTCAAATCAACTATGGAGAACTCTGATGAGTGACCTAATTATCGCTACACAAAGCGGTACAGAACTGCCACAAACAGCAGACGAAAAAGCATCACAATTACCACGTCCGTCTGGTTATCGCATCCTATGCGCTATTCCAGAGCAGGAAAAAGAGTACGACAGCGGTATATTAAAAGCAGACCAAACCCTGCAATACGAAGAAGTTCTTACTACAGTGCTATTTGTAGTTGCAAAAGGCCCTGATTGCTATAAAGACGCAAGTCGTTTCCCTACAGGGGATTGGTGTCAGGTAGGTGACTTTGTCCTTGTACGCCCTAACGCCGGCACAAGACTAGTCATTCATGGTAAAGAGTTCCGCATTATTAACGACGACTCAGTCGAAGGTATTGTAGATGACCCGCGCGGTATTAAACGTAAATAAGGAGCCACAAAATGCCCCAAGATAACGAATTTGGAATGCAGGAATTTAAGTTTCCGCATGAGCTTGAAGAAGATAAAAACGTATCAGTTTCAGCTGAAGAAGACAGAATTGAGATTGAAATTGACGATGACACGCCTGAAGAGGACCGTGGCCGTAAGCCAATGGACATCGAAGCCGTCAAAAAGCTTGAAGTAGATGTCGATGAGCTAGATAAGTACAGCGCTGAAGCCAAAGAAAAAATGGTTCAAATGAAGAAGGTTTGGCATGACGAGCGTCGTCGCGCTGATTCTTCAGACAGAGAGCGCCAAGAGGCTATTGACCTAGCAAAACGAGTAATCGAAGAGAACAAAAAACTAAAGCAGGCTTACTCTTCAGGCGAGAAAACGTACATTGAAACCGTACAGAACGCCACCGAGTTAGAGCTTGAAGTAGCCAAGCGTGGATACAAAGAAGCACTAGAAACCGGAGACTCTGACCGCATTGTTGAAGCACAGGCTAAACTAAACAATGCTGCAATAAAATCAGATAAAGTAAAAAATTTCCGTCCAAGTACTTTACAAGACGAAGAAAATGAGGTACAAATACCTCAATTGCAGGAAAAACCCATTGCGCCGGACACAAAAACCCAGCAGTGGACCGAAAAGAATCAGTGGTTTGGCCCCAAAAAGTCAATGACTGCTTATGCTCTAGGACTGCATGAAGAATTGATTGATGAGTACGGCAAGACGTTTGTTGGTACTGACCAATATTTCCAACGCATTGACAAAGAAATGCGTAAGGTGTTTTCAGAGTATTTTGATACTTTGGAACCACAAACAAAGGTTGATGTAGAGGATGAGCCACAAAAAACTCAAACAAAAACTAAACCAAGCACGGTTGTAGCGCCGGCAACGCGGAGTACGAGTTCTAAACAAATTCGTTTGAAGCAAAGCCAGATAGCTCTAGCACGCAAACTAGGACTTACACCAGAGCAATATGCCCGTGAACTTTTAAAAATGGAGGCCCGAAATGGCTGAAAACAGATTAACTCGTGAGTTAGAAACCCGTGAAATAACCGAGCGTCCTAAACAGTGGATGCCTGCAGACCTTCTCCCTGAGCCCGACAAACAGGCTGGTTTCGCTTATCGCTGGATTCGTGTTTCAACACTAAACAACGCTGACCCCCGTAATTTATCTGCAAAGATGAGAGAAGGCTGGGAGCCTGTTCGTATTGAAGAACAACCAAAATTTAAACTGCTAGCTGACCCCTCAAGTCGTTATAAAGACAACATTGAGATTGGCGGATTATTGTTATGCAAAACTCCGGCGGAGTTCGTTCAACAGCGTAATGACCATTATGCAAACGTTACCGAATCCCAAACGAGAGCTGTAGACAATAGTTTTATGAGAGATAACGACCCAAGGATGCCCCTTTTCGCAGAAAAGAAATCCACAACGTCGTTTGGTAAAGGTAAATAATTTTATTAATTTTAAGGAGTTTTAAAAATGGCTTATCCAACCGTTTCTGCTCCCTACGGCTTTCAAGCAATTAATCGTGTAGACGGCATGCCTTATGCCGGCGCTATCCGTCAGATTCCAATTACATCTGCATACGGAACAGCAATCTACAACGGTGACATTGTTAAACTAGTCGTTGGTGGCGTAGTAGAAAAATCAGCAATTGGCGATAACGTTACAGCACAACCATCTTTGGGCGTGTTTGTAGGTTGCCAATATGTAAACAGCTCAGGTCAAACTGTGCAAGCTCAATACTACCCAACTGGCGTTACAAGCGCTATTGCGTTTGTAGTATTGGACCCACAAGCTGCGTTTAAAGCCGCAGTTACTACATCTGGCAATACAAGCGTTGTTACTTCTGTAACACGTGCAGTTGTAGGTACAAACATGGCAATTGCTACTGGCACAGGTAATAACGCCACAGGTAATTCAGGTTTGTCAGT